TCTTGATATCTTTTTTTATTTTGAAATTTTAAATAATCCATACCTTGTTTGTCTCTGTCAGAAACATATCTATCATCATATCTTAAATTATCAGGCAATTGCCAACTTTCATAAGCACCAACAATATTATCACCCATGCCATTAGCCCAAACTTGTTTTTCAACAGGTTTTTCCATATCGCCAGTTCCTTTACCTATGGCTTTTAAATAAGATTCTTTTTGCCACCATGGAGTACCATCATTGAAACCACCTGGCTCAAAAGAAGCTTTTGTTCTAGCCTCGTTTGTGTCAACGTAGTTTTGTAGGTTCTCATTTCTGGAGTAAAGTCTGTTAGATTTAAAACTCATTTTATCTATTTTTATCTTTATTAACATCGTATATAGACCTTGTTAAAACTTTATCTATATAACTGTTACCTTTTATGATGTTGTTTCTTCTTTTGCTAGTAGGTATATCTTCTTCCCCTAACATTATTTTATATATCCTAATTATAAGTTGTTTAAATTTAAAAGAAACTTTATATATATTATATTTTTGTGTTGTTCTGTTTCTATGCCTCCAAACAACTATCCAGTTTTCTTTTATTAATTTATTCCACCTTCTGTTGTTCCAACTGTAAGAATATGTACCTTTTATAAAATCTTTTTTTGTAAAATAATTTACGGCGTCTAGATATATTAAAAGTTCTAATTCAGCGTCAGTTAAGCCGTTGTTTTTGCAAGCCCATTTGCGTATTATACGGTAATGTTTTAACAGATTCAATTCTTTAATATCTTCTGCGTCTAGCTTTCTCATACAACAACGACCACGTCTTGTGACTTTATAACGTGATATATATTTTTTTCAAACTCTATTTTATGACCAGCGTGTCTATCAAAAAATATTTCATCATTTTCTTTAACACCATCAACTTCATTTCCAACTGATATTACTAGTGCTCTTCTGTATCTTAAATCATTTTTTTGATTTTCAGAAAGAAGTAAACCACCTTTTGTTTCTGTAGTTCCTTCTTTTTTGACTAATATTATTAAGTTTCTACCTATTGCTTTCATTTATTCTAACGTTATTTATTACACAATTAGTAGAAAGTATAGTAGTTGCTACAGAAGCCGCATTTTTTAATGCACTTTTAGTAACTAATAGTGGATCTATAATTCCACTTTTAATCATATTAACCATTTTTCCTGTAACCACGTCGTAACCTTGACCCTTTTTATAAGGATAATCTAAGTTATCAACACCTGCATTAGAAAGAATAGTTCTATAAGGTGCGGTTATAGCACTTAACAACAGTCGTTCGCCTAATGAATAAGCTTTAACTTTTTGAGAAGCGTTTAGAAGCGCAATACCACCACCTGGAACAATACCTTCTTTAACAGCGGCTTTTGTAGCACAGATAGCGTCTTCCACTCTATCCATTTTTTCTTTAAGTTCTATTTCAGAATTAGCTCCAACTTTTACTACAGATATCCTAGATGAAAGCATTGCTAATCTTTTTTCTAAACTTATTACTTGATCAGGTATTTTACAAGTTATAAGCTTTTTTTCTATATCTTTGATTATCTCAGCACATTCATGGCTTTGCTCTTTAAACTGTAATATAGTATCTGTTTGGCTGGTTATAGACTTAAAACATGTACCTAGATGATCTATTTCTATTAAATCCATATCATCACCTAAATCTTCGTTTATTAACGTCGCTCCTGTTAGCAAAGAAAGATCATCAAACATTTGTTTTCTATTTACACCTAACACAGGTGCATCTATAACATTAACTTTTATATTTCCTTTTGTTTTATTCATTGCTAATGCTGATAAAACCTCAGGACTTAAATCTGCTATTATTAAAAGTGATTTATTGTTTTTTATAACATATTCTAAAACACTTTGTATCTGTCTTATGTTTTCAACATTATTTTCTACTAATAAAACAAGAGGGTTGTTTAACTCTGCAGTCTTTTTAATTTTATTAGTAACAAAATGAGGACTTGTTAGACCTTTAAAATATTGAGAACCTTCTATTGTTTCTATTTCTGTTTTACCAGAATCAGATTGTTCCATTATAACTACACCTGTATTTTTTACATTTTCAAATGCTTTACCTATTAACTCTCCTAACTCTTTATCATTGTTTGTTGATATAGTAGCTATTTGTTTTATCATTTCATCTTTAACAGGTAAAGATATTTTATTTAAATAATCAACAACTCTATTGACAGATTTATTTATATCTTCTTTTAGCTCTCTTACACTAAGTTCTGATTTAACTTTATTTGCTTCATAAAGTATTGAGTGAGCTAAAACAGTAGCTGTGGTAGTGCCATCACCCGCTTCTTTAACAGTTTTTTTTGCGGCTTGTTTTAACAAGTTGCAACCTAAATTTTCTACCGGATCTATTAACACTACGCTTTCAGCAACTGTTACACCATCTTTTGTTATTGTTGGATTTCCATATTGATCTTCTAGCAAAACACAGCTACCACCAGCGCCGAGCGTTGAACTAACCGCGTTTGCTAACTTGTCAATACCATTAAAAACTTTATTCCTAGCATCGTCTCCAAAACTAAGATTTTTAACTATCTTGTCTGACATTTTATTTAATTAAATTATATTTATTTTATTTAAAAGTTTTAATTACTTTTGGTCCTTTTAAAAACTCTATTTTTTTTGAATAATGATCAACAGATCCATCTATAGCAGCTTCAGCTCCTTCTATAGTTTCTCTTCTAGTTACATCATGCCACTTTTCACAGCAAGTGTCTTTTTCTGGATTACAATCACATTCAACATCTTTGTATTCTGTTTGATAAAATCCATTTGGTAGTTGAACAATTCTCCAGTTTTTCTTTTTAGCTAAATGCTTCCAAAGTTTTATTTGGTTTTCGGATGCTTGTGGTTGACTACTCCACGTATTAGTCTTGTAATAAAAATACGTCATTGGTATTGGTTTTAATTATTATTTGGTTGTTACTCTTTCCCGAGTAGGGTATATCTATATTATTACTTGTTTTTAGTAATTTTTACTTATCTGGGTTGAATCTATATGTTGCGTCTCCTATTGCTATTTCTAGTTGATTGGTTTTCCCGTTAAATGTTATAGACTTTATGTTATCTAAATGACTGTTTCCATTAGTACCGTTTTTTCCGTCAGCTCCTGCTGGCCCTTGTGGCCCTGTGGCACCTGTTGCACCTGTTGCACCTGTTGCACCAGTATCTCCTTTTGGTCCTTGAGGTCCAGTGCTACCCGTATCTCCTTTTTCACCTTTAGAAGCAGCGCTTGAAGAGTCTTTACCAAAAGCGTCTTTTACAAACGCATGCAACTCTTCTAGATCTTGCCTCATGTTTTCTATTTCTTTTAAAAGATATATTGATTTAGAATAATTATCGTGATCATTTAAAAGTTCTGTTATATCTGACACTGCTGATATTTCTGAGGCTACTTCAGATGGAACAACAATTTCTCCATTAGAATCTTTATAAGCTCTAGCAGTATCTCCGCTTTTATAAAGTTTTTTAGTTCTTATATTATCGTTTATATTAGCCATATTACGTAATATTATATTCAATTATTATAGTTATAGCAATACCGCCCATTGTTTTACTCGCGGTACCGAAAGCATCTGTTGTTTGATACAAAATACCTATTAAATCTCCGGCGCTAAAAGTGAAATCACTATTACCAAAATCACGATATGCAGTCATACTAGTTGTCGCGGAATTAGCCACAGTAGCAGCATATACTGTTCCAGACAAAGTACCATTTATTTCTTTCTTAAAATTAACACCTGTTGCAGTTGGAGTACTACCTCCAGAGTGTCTTAAATACACTTTTTTAATTCTGCCATCGTAAGCAGCAGTCATTCTATTATAATATTCAGCAGTAGCCGCTGTACTTGTTGAATTATATGGAATGTAATAATAATTAGTAGATTCTAATTTTTCAACAGCTATAGTAGCAACAGTTTGTTTAAGATAACCTTTATAGGCATCTGTAGTTGCTGTTGCTTTTACAGTGCCATTTACTTCTAGCTTTTCGCTTGGAGATTGATCACCTATACCTACATTACCACTTGTTGCTATAGACATTACGGTTCCAACGCCCACAATAAAGTTTAATTGCTTTGTTGCATTAGTCAAGCCCTTAGACTGTATTACATTAGCAGTGTTACCAGCTAACAAGGATAAACTTCCTTGAGATCCACTGGTTGTTCTTTCTACCCAAACACCTGCGTTACTACCACCAGCAACATGTAATTTATAGTTAGGCGTGTTTGTTCCAATACCAACAGTACCACTTTGTCTTACTATTAAAGCGTTTGATCTTGATGATGTGCTAGTTCCATTACCTACTGAAAACAAACAATCATAACCAAAATCATTAAATTTACCAACTGTAAATTGATTAGAAGATAAAGCTGAAGTAGCGTTTGTTGGTGTTACTGTTCCTTCTCCAAATGCAAACTGATTATCTCCATTACTAGCTGTTGCTCCAGAGCCATAAGCAATACCAAATTCACTAAAGTTTTGAGATTCTTTACCACCAGTAAAACTCCAATTAGCACCAGAAGCTTGATTGTTTTGGCCAACTAGCAAAGACCAATTAGCACTGCCTGGACAAGTGTTGTTTCCGCCTCCTACTACCATTCCTTCGTTGCTAGCTAAATCATTTGTAGCGCCGCCAACTAAATTAGCAGCTCCATTAACTGTATGCTCAAAACCTCCAACTAAGTTTTCAGTTCCAGCAATATCGTGTAATCTTCCAAACCCTGCGCTATGACCTCCAGTAATATCAACATCGGCGCCAAAAGCAAAAGCATTTGGAGCGCCAGCTAAAGTAGTAGGGCCGCCACCCGCAAAACTAGAAGCACCTGAAGCTGTAGTTTGATTTCCTATTGCAAAACTTTCTTCACCTGAAGCCGTTGTTTCAAATCCAAATGCAGCTGATTCACCACCACTAGCTGTACTACCTCCACCAGAAGCAAATGAATTACCACCAGAAGCAGTTGTTAATGCGCCAATAGAAAAAGATGCTCCGCCGCTAGCTAAAGTGTCATAACCAAAAGCGGCTGAGATATCACCAGTGGCTTCAGTTAAATGACCTGCTGCAAAAGATCTTTGTCCAGAAGGTGTATTTCCATCATTAGCAGCAAAAGCATAATCATTAGTACCTATAGTGTGATTTTCTCCACAATAAAAACTTTTTGTAGATGTAGCTGTAGCAACTGTGGCACCTTTATTTACAATGCTAAAATATCTATTAGCATGGTCATAGTAAAGACCATTTTCTCCATATGTAACTGTATCATCTGTAAATATAATTCTAGAATATCCTCCACCTGTACCGTCTGTAAAAATATTAATATCAGAAGCCGGCGGATTCCCAGAAAGTTCAGATGATGCTTTGCTTTGAACTCTTAGCACTTCAGAATCTGGAGCCGTAAAAGAAGCAGTTATACCTCCTTTCATTAGATGCAAAAGCTGTTTAGGGCTGGAGGTATTAATTCCAACCCTATTGTTTGGCTCATCTACATAAACAGTATTTGAAGCTATTGTGTTTCCATCACCAATCCATATTCTACCGGTTGGCAGGTTAGGCACGTCGTTTGATCTCAATATTGCTGAAACAACAATGTTACCATCTGATGACGTACTAACTCTACCTACTTGGCCTACGTTTTGTATTAAATTAGTAGATCCAGTTGGTTTAGTTAAAGTAAGTCCTCCACCTGGCTTTACGTATATAGTATCGTTTTCTGTAGGTGTTGCACCGTCTATTGGTGAAGTTATTAAGTTTTTAAGTTTACCATTTACAGTTGCAGTACCTTCTCCGTTGTTGGCCAGGTCTTGAGTGAGTAAACCAACACAAGGCATTTTAGCTGAGTTGCTGGCATTAGCCAAAGCAACCTCTAGTCTATCACTAGCGCCAACGCTACCTACTATATATACTGGGTCACCTTTAGATAAAGCCGATCCGTGTACATTTTTAACAAGTATTTCAGTTCTTTCCGCCGAACCAGAGTTCAATGTTGATTGGTCTACAAAGCTAAGCTGCCCTGCCCCGTCTGTTGTTATTATCTGATTTGCGGTACCATCTGCGCTAGGCAGTGTGTACTCGTCATTAACCGTTACATTGTTTAAAAATCTTATTGACATTTAATTTAATTTAATTTATTATTATCCTACATATGTAAGTAATACTTCGTAAGCTGAATCAGCAGGTGTTCCTACAAAAGCTATATCTAAATCAGCAGAAGATCTTGTGACGTCTGCGTATACTGTTTGACCAGCAGCAGTTATAACTTCACACTTAACATCTAAAGCTACTGCACCAGATCCAAAGACAGAAGCATTTGATACATCTAATGTAAATGTTCTTATACCACCAGCATCAGCTTTTGAGACGTAAGCTAATGCGCTATTCAACACTATTCTTTTTCCTAAAGCACCAGTATCTGTTGGTGTCACCCAAGTACCGTCACCTCGTAAGAAAGTTGTAGCAGAACCACCAGCCGGAACGTGACCTATATTGCTACCACCGTCGTATGCCATTGATTGTACTAAAACATTACCTGTAGTTGGGTTAACGACTATTGGAGTTCCTGAAGAAGTACCCGGCGTTGTTTCATCAACACTAGTTACAGCACCTGTTGTATCTGTCCATGGAACGTTAACAACAAGCTTGTCACTACTGTTAATTTGAATAGGATATGTTCTACTAGCTGTTGTTGAAGCTGTATTAGCCGCAACCGTTTGAGCAGTATAAGAAATAAGATCAGCTCTAAATATTGTTCCGTTCAGGTTAACACCTTGATCTGCTGTATAAGTTGTGTTTGTGTCTGTCCAAGGAACATTTACAAGCATTTGGTCAGAAGCATTTAGCTGAACTTTGTATGACCTTCCAGCTGTACTTGATGCGGTATTTCCTGCTACAGTTTGAGTTGTGTCAGTTCCTAGTTTTACTAAACCTAAAACACTTGAAGTTGCCGTGCTATATTGAGTATTTGTTGGTGTTACCCACGTTCCATCACCACGTAAGAATGTAGTTGAAGCGCCACCACTTGGGACAATACCCAATGTAGAACCACCACCGTATATATCAGCAGAAACAAAACCATTTGATGTAACGCTAAAATGTGCTGAGTTAAAACCAGCAACACCTTTATCTGTTGCGCCGTCTGTAGCACCTTCACCAGCAACATTAGCGTCTTGTATAACTACAGTATAATCACTAATTGCTGGATTTGAATTTGCTGCAATATCAGTATTAGCATAAATCATATCACCAGGTTCTAGCGTTTCTGTAAAGAAAGCAGTACCTGCGACTGTTACAGCAAAGAAATCACCTAAATCTAAAGCGATGTTACTTGCTCCATCTAATGAACCATTTCCAGCGCCTAAGTCTGTAGTTAAACCTGTGTTTGCGTTATAACCACCTTTGAATAAACCTACGCCTGCTATTAAGCCTTGTACTTGACCTAAGTTTACAGCATCGTTGTTAGCGGTACCATTAGCCAAGTTGTTTATTTGGCCACTAGTCATATTTAAAGTCCCATTGACTGTTGCGTCTACACTAACCGTAAGATCACCTGCTATTGTAACATCATCTACTAAATCAAACTCTATTGTATCGTTTGTAGAACCAGTCACTTTTACAGTTGTACTAGTTCCTTGCATGTTAACTATATCAGTACTACTGTCACTTCCAGTTAAAACAATGTCAGGATTATTACCGTTAGTTGTGGGTAATGTATAAGTTGTATTAGTGTTAGCTGGTACTAAATCAATAATATCTTGTATTTCATACTCTTTTACAATATTATCTGTAAGATCTTCAGCTATAAATTTATCTGTTGCAACTAGTGTTGTTCCATCTGTTGCTGAGTCAATAATGTTATTAGCGCCGGAATAATCAACAGCAACATCATTGGTGTTAACTTGTATACCAGCTCCAGCACCTATATTAAACGTAATAGTTTCATTAGATGCTTGATTTAAAGTAAAAGCGCCTCCATCAGCCAAACCACTTCCAGCGGTTAATGTAATTGTAGCATCACTAGGAGTAGCGGGTGCAGATCCAGCTGTAACAGAAATAACATGGCCTTGTGCGTTTGTTTGTATAGAAGAAGGATAAGCATATGTACCTGCTGTTCCGTAATCGTCATGATCAATAGTTATTGTATCACCTGACATACTTCCTGTCAAAGCAGTTCCTCCGTTTATTGTTAATGTATCTCCATCACTTATAACAGAAGAACCAGTGTTACTAGCTGCTGTAAAACTATAAGAAGCTCCAATGTCTATCCAGCCAGCCGCCGTGTATAATCTTACTACATCGGATGCGGTGTTATAATATACTCTACCTTCGTATAAACCAGAACTAGGATCTGATGCTATATTTTCTAATCTCAGTTTTTGTGATTGAGCACCTGAGCTATACTCTACGTTGTTTACAAATAAAATTGCCATGTTATGTTAGTTTAAAAATGCTTTGCCTGCAAATGCGGCTCCAAATGTTATTGTTAAGTTGTTATTATCTATATATTCTATTTGACCTCCTAATACAGAGGTGTCTCCCGTGTCTACAACTGTTGCAGAAGGGAATTTTCCTAAATTATGTTGTATTGTCCAAGTTGCTGATGGCGATCCTTGGGTAAAATTAAATGTTTTATCTCCTGTATTAGAAGATATTGTAAAAGCAGCAAAATCGTAATTTTTGTTTAAAACTACGTTACCATTACCGCCAATGTTTGTTAATACTAAATCGTAAACATTACTACCTGTTAAGGTGTAAGAGTCAATTGTATAATGCCCAAATTCATCTATTTTATTTTGTTCGCTTATTAGTATATTGTTGCTTACTAAATATTGAACAAACGCGGCTGTCTCTTGGCCGGATACATCAGTTCCAGAAATACTTAAAGTAGTAAAACTGCTTAAAGAATCTCCATTATTTGGACCTGAAAATTCTCCTGTCTGTGTAGGACCAGCTGAAAATTTAAAAACCATTTGCCCTGATACAGATATCTTCCCTTTTATATTAAGGTATTTAGCTACTGCTTCAGCGGTAAATTGTTTAGTAAGTCTATTAGAAGACTCAGTACCTATCCACGCATCTTTATCATCGATGTTGTTGTCATAGGTATAGGTGCTTATCCTTGCCATTTATTATTCAAATGTTTTTATTTCTACAAAAAACTGATATTCATTAGAAGCTGCGTTGTTTACATCAAAAGACCAAAAACCTATTGTTTGATTTGTTTTTGGCGCTGCAAAAATAGTTCTTAGTGTCTGAACCGCAGGTGGATCCCATGTGACGCGTGGTGTTACTAGTATTTGAGTTTTATTAGAATTGTACAGCACATTAGGTGATTGAGTGCTTAAATATGATAAACCTGTTACATCCATTCCAACTGTAGGTGTAAATCCTAAGTCATTATATAAAACAACCATTGTCGGAGCATTGACACCTGTTTGAGTGATTAATGCAGAAAAAGATTTATAACCTTTGCTTATTAACCTTGAAACATCTGATATTGAAAAGTTTGAAGTTATAGGTTTTTCTTCAGTATCAGGTCTAGCGGTTTTAGTTCCTACTAACAAGTCTGAGTTTTTTGGTGTGTTTGTTGGATATGCACTTAAATTTGCCATTTTTTATGATTTTCTTGTTCCTTTACCGTAATTACCTCTATTTTGTTTTACACTAACAAATCTCTGCTTAGTATGGTCGTAATCTTTGTCTAATAACCAGTTTTTACCATGATTTTTTTCTGCTTTTCTTCTTTTTCTTTGATTTTCAGCTTTTTTACGCTTTCTGTCGTCTGTTTTTGCGTACTCAAGATCTCTCTTGGCCTTGTCTCTTCTTGCTTTTGCGCTTAATTTTTGAGCCATTGTAGTTTGTTTTCGTATATTATATATACTTACATGGTTTTTAGTGTTTTTACCTGTAAATTGACTGACAATAGGTACTTACTTATATACTTAGGTACCCTTATGTCACATAAAATAAAAAAATGTCACAAATAGAGGGCTATGGTGTTACTACTAGTTTTTCAAAAAGTTTTTCGAAAAGCAAAATCGTTTCATTTTACCGGGTCCGCCCAATTTCTAGGGTTTTAGGTTTAACGTTTCAAGCCATTGTTTGATTTTCCACCAGCTTTTTAGCTTTTTTTTCAGCACCTACTCACGGACTTGCGAGTGATTTACATTATACAACCACTCACGGAGTTACTCGTGTGCTTAACAGATAATATATTCGAAGTTTAAAACTAATATTAATTAAATTAAATTCCTATGTCAAAAGTAAATCAAATTACTACAAAAAGATTTGTAATCAGAAAATCTTTAATTGGTACAAACACAGTGATTACATTCACTAACAAGAACAAAGAAGTATGTAAGTACAATCATGACTTAGTCTACAATCAACTAAAAGAAAAGTTCGACGCTATGCCATGCTTCAACAAGTACAACAGTTATACAAACTCTAACAATCTACCAAAGTTTGTAAGAGACCTTGAGAAAATAGTATAACACTAATGACCTAAGCAAGTCACTAAACTGCTTTATTTTTTAATTGTTTTATTATCTACTCACGGACTTGCTAGCGTATAATTTGGATAATATAACCAAATAATAATAATTTAAAATTTAAAACTATGTTTATAATAAACAAAAACCAAATTAAATTAACAACTAATTTATTAACAAACAAACACATCAACATCCAATTTTTAAACAACAAATTAATAATTAAATCAAATCCATCAAACACAAACATCCAAAAATTACTCGACCGCAATTACATTACTTATAAATTAACTAAATAAAACTAAACCCCCAAATCTACTTTAACCTACTAATACATACTAAGCATAACAAGCCTGATTTTGAAATAGGATCGGAAGAGTAGACTCCGTCCTACACCATACTTATGTATTCTTTTTTTGCTGCATGCCGCACTCGCACGGACTTGCGCGTTAAGTTGTCAGATAATATAACTGTAAGCAACGAAGCTTATATTAAACTTTATACTATGCAAAAAGCACAAAAACTCACAACAAAGCGATTTGTTATTCGCAAGTCATTAATTGGTAAAAATGTAGTAATTACTTTTACTAACAAAAACAAGGAAAAATGCACTTATAATCATGACCTTGTTTACGAGCAACTCAAAGAGCGATTTGAAGCTATGCCTTGCTTCGCTAAATATAGCTCTTATACTAATTCTAATAACTTACCTAAATTTGTAAGAGACTTAGATAAAATAGTCTAATACTTCATACTGACATTAGCTAGTTACTTATATACTTAATTAGCTTTTGTCAGTATTTTTTTAACCAATGCAAATTCTCGCACGGACTTGTGTCAAAAAACTACAGATAATATATCCGAGATTATTATTATACTGTACTCATATAGATACAGTGCATTATACCTCAGCACTATTTTTATTTACTAAACAAAGTAACACCTTTAAACTATGCAAAGAATAGAGATTATAGCGGCAATAGACGAGTTAAACCAATACTTAAATGGTAATGTATTTACTAGTAGTATAGTAGAGACATTAGAAAACTTAGCAGAAAAACTTAAAAATCAAACTATATGAGTAAAATGACTATGAAGGATCTATGCGAGTATTCTTCAAAACAAAGAAAACTTCGTGCCGCGGAGCATAGACGCGAGCACCACCACGACGGTTTATGCAGTGGACTTACTCAGTCGGAGTATAATAGAATGACTGTAAGACAAAAGACTAGTTTCTCAAAAGCTAGAAAGTTCACTCATAACCGTATGTGGAAAAGCACACACACTAAATTTGACTTAAAACAACTAAAACTAATAAGTAAATCTTAATTATGAAAAGAAAATTTATTCACTATGTAATTGCTAGACTTACAGATATTGCTATAAAAGCATTTATAGTATCGCTAGCGACAATAGCTATAGGAGGTATAGCGTTCTTTATCTTCATGATGATAACAGGACAAGTAGATTATGGTAACACCTCGTTTGGAATCTACGGATAACTACACTGACTTATATATATACAGTGCAGATAATATATTAAAATGTTCAACTAAATAATAAATAACTATGCAAGTAAAAACTATTAAATTCTTAAACAAGTCAACTATTCTACTTAACAAAGTAAAATACAAAGGTTATCCTGTTGGCGAGCTACCTAAAAAGTTTGCTTTTATCTACAACGAAGAAGAAGACAAAGAAGGTATTAAAGAATGGTTCAACTACAAAGGTTTAACCTATGTACAAGTAAAAGAGTCTATTTGGAGTCAAATAGCAAAAGACAACGAGCAAATGAATATAGAAATGCTATTTAAAACTATGAATTAATATGAGTATAACTAAAATCTTAGATACACTAGCACAAGAGTGGTACGGCGAGTTTGGCTTTGCCACTTGCAGCTTACAAGAACAAGACGCAATAGTAAAATATGCTTATGAGCAAAGCGTTCACAGAATAAATAATACTAATAAATAATATAACTATGACAAACTATCAAAAAGAGCAATTTCTGCTTGAAGAACAGTTCGTAAAGCGTTTGCTTATCGACTACGGAATCAGAGAAGTAACAACACAGAGGCAGGCTAAAAATGAAACTCGTGAGTTTGAGTTTCCTGTACCTGCATATACTAAACAAAGACTTAAGTGGCATGCTAAACGAAGCAACATAAAAGATTTACCAAGACTACGCATCGCTTGTTTCAAATCAGGTTATGTACGCAAGCAAAACGGTGCAGACAGAGCGTATCAACTAAATCCTGTTTACGAGCAAAATTATAGATGCGTATGGCAAAGAGACAACGGTGAACTATATGTTTCATCAGGTGTAAATAAAGCTCGCGCGCTTATATATTCTCCAATAACTAGACTAAACTTTATGCTACAATATTATCTTAGAAACTATGCAAACAATTAAAACTAAAAATATGAGAACACTTAAATTAACAGAAAACGATTGCACGTTTGTACACTATGTACTACGCATGTATGCTCAACAAACACCTGGATTAGATCAAGAAGACAAAGAAGAAATATACGAAGTTGCAGCTAAATTTAAATAATATGAGTAAAGAAAAATATAGAATAATATACAGAAACACTTATTACGGTGATGAAGAGATAGATACAGCAGAAACTAAAGTAGAAGCTATTTGTTTAACTGGTGAATACAGAGAAGCTTTTCGCTCAGGTAATGTATACTTTAAAAGAATATGACTATTAATATAGAATATAACGACCACAATTACGAAGTTTACTTTGATGTAATACTTGGGTCTCACGGTGATTATTTTAATCCACCTGAACCACCTGAAATACATATACACTCTGTTGTAGATGAAGATGGTAATGAAGTTCAAGATTATAGCGTAATAAACTATGCTGACGAAGAAATATATTATAAGTTAAGTGATGGCTATTTTGACTACACGGACTAAATATAAATCACTACAGATAATATATGTGAATAACAAAAAAACAAACTATGTATTGTAAATGTAAACCAAATACTAAAATACCCGAAGCTCGAGTAGCTTTAGGTTATAAGACATGTGTTGATTGTTCTACTGCTGAGCAATATAGTTATGTACCAATAATCAACCATAAAACTGGCAATACTATTCAAATAGTAAGTCAATCACTCTCCGCCGCGGTGCATAGGTCGTGGCGGCGTAAATAGATAATCTAGAAGCTTAAGACATAGCTAGATATCTACAGCTAGACGAGTAGCTTAATTAGGTGTGTATGTGGCGACGACTATCGACGGATATATGTGATCATACGGAAGTGTATTACACACACATAAGTGAATAGCTAGCGGCAACTAGGTATGGATGCAACAGGAGTTATTAAATTAACCAGAGTTCATTACTACTGACGAGTATGAGGGTTCGATTCCCTCGCTAGTTACAAAGCAGCAGGCCGGTATGCTGCTCCCTTACAGGAAACATGTGCTATAAAGCACCAAGCCTTTTAGGTTGAAAACAAGTAAGGGAATATGGGCGTGAAATGGTTAGACTACAAAATAGGTGGGCGAATGCCGTAAAGATACCGCGAGGAGCGGTACCTAAATTGTAGTAACGCAGGTTCGATTCCTGCCACGTCCACTAATTTTAAATAAACAACTATGAAATACCTTTATGAACAACTAGACGAATTGTTAAACACTATTAAGTATGCAGAAGCATCGGGAAATGAAGACGCAGATTACTTAAAAAACGATTACTTTATAGACGTTTTAGAAGCATGTAGAGAAATTGTAGAATACACATCAGAAGAAAAAGAATAAATTATGCCAAACATGAGTTACTGCCGGTTTGAAAACACGGTAATGGATATGAGAGATTGTATAAACGCTATAGAAGATGGCGAGTGCGATTCACTAAGCAGCTACGAAGTAAGAGCTCTTAAACAATTTAAGGAAATGGGCGAAGAAATTAGTCGCCTTGATATAGACATTGATTTAATACTTGAAAGATATGTATAGCAACTGCTGCGGAGCTGAACCTAGTTATTTAAGCGATAGCTTATGTGGTCAATGTCTTGAACATGCAGACTTTGACGACTACACGGAGGAAATATAAATACTAATAGATAATATAATAAATTAAAAACATGAAAAGACTAACAGTTTATCAAAGACTAAAACCTGAAATCAAAGAAGCTTTGCATTCAGAAGAAAACAAAAAGTACCAAACGTCTGTAGATTATTTAGTTGAAAAGCTAAGTGAAGCTACATTTTACAGTGATCTATCTATTAGCACGATTAGTTCACTTTACACTTTTACACACTTAGAGCTCGTTAAAACATCTGTATGGGATTTTAAGTATGGCGAAAACATATTAATATCTAAAGATTATGAGTGATACAATTAAAAAGCAAAATACCATGTGTATTTTTGTGCTAGACTTTTTAGATGGTAAAGCATATAAATATGACATTAGCGCGTTATGTAATGACGGAAACTGGTCAAGTCCGGGTAATTGGAACCCCGACAGTGAAAGCTGTGAAGCTTTTCTGATCGGCGCAGGTCATAGTATAGGAAATATAGAATGGATGGTAACTAATAATAATGAAATAGAATATGGCAACTAAAATTTTAACA